ATTAGCCTTGGTTAATAAGAAGTTAGGAATCAATCCAAAGTAAGATGGCACTATTTGATTATAAAAAAATGTCAGCTGCCTTGCCGAAAGAAGAGGGGGTTGATAAAGCTGCCGGGACCGAGAAATACATTTCTAAGTACCTGGTGAAGCATTTTCAAAAAATAAGTTCGCTTGAAAAGGATCTGATGCGGGTTCCTACCCCTGAAGAGTTTTTTTTTCTGCAAAGTGATACGGCTTTTAATGCGTTTACTTTTATTCCAATGGTTGCAAAATTGTATCCGATAAAGGAATTGCATGCTTCGACTTACAGTTTAAGTAAAAAAGTAATTCATGCCCTAATTGAATTGCATGATAAAGGAATGATTGAGCGCATTACACTATTAGTTTCTGATAGTATGATCAAGCGAAATCCGCTGGTGATTGACAACCTGATGGGAATGGCAAAGAGCAGGCCTAATGTAACTGTGTTATATGCCTGGGTCCATGCGAAGGTTTGTTTGCTGCAGACTCACGATAATTATTTTGTGATCGAAGGATCCGGGAACTGGAGCGAGAACGCGCATTATGAGCAGTATATTTTTGCCAATAGTCAGGGGTTGTATGATTTTAGAATGAAATTATTTACGGATTCTAAATTGAAGAAATATTGATATGTTATGGATAAAAAGGAATTGGTTGTAGTTTATGAAACTATGGATAAAAAGGAAATTATTAGAAACATAAATGTGTATTTTATTCCAAGAAAAGGGGACCATATTAATTTTAAAGGTGTAGCAACAGATTTGCCTGAAAGGGAAAAAGAAAAAATACATCAAGTTGAAGAGGTTGAATTTAAGGTACCAGATGTTGTTGTAATTAGAGTGTATTCATTTAGTTAAAAGCATTGATATGAAAAATAAAATAGTTGGTTTTGTGAAAGGAATTATAGCCTTTATTTTGATCGTGGCGGTTGCTACCGTTTTATTGTCGGTAGTATCGGTTGTGGGTATTTTTTTAGGCTTTTTATTTCTTTGTTTGATGGTTTTAATTTTACCGGTTTTATTAGTTAGAGCGGTACTAAAATAAAAAAAATGAAACAATTGGATCTGGAATTTTCGGATGATCAATATACTGATATCCATAATCTGGCGGGGTGCAATTACTCCCCGGAGCGAATTGCTTTGTATTTGGATGTGAACAAAAAAGCGTTTATGCAATTGTATCGTGATCCTGGCAATGAAGTACGAAGGGCTTATGATCGTGGGAAGTTGATTGCAGAATTTAATATCAATAATAAGCAGAAGGAACTGGCTGAAGCCGGGAACATTACTGCAGCTCAGATCTTCCTGAAAGAAGCGGAGCGTACTGAAGTGAACAATATTAGAAATCGAATACTATTTGGCGATGACAATTGAGCAAGTGAACATACAGGATATTTATGAATTTATGGAAACCGGTAATCCTAAAAATGCGCCTGCGCATATTTTAGATTATTTAGAATTGCTGGATATGGTCCGGGGTATGTATTTGCGCATAGATCAGTTTGGCAGCAAAGAAGCCATTATCAAACATTTGATGATTGCCCCAAAATACAAACTTAGCCGGTACAAAGCTGCCCAAGTTTGTGATGAAGCCCAGGAATATTTCTACAGGGACTCTAAGATATCGAAGGATGCCTGGAGAAATATCTATGCGGACCGGATGGAAAAGATGATCAACTTTGCCATGCTTCGGGTGAATGATGTAAGTGACGCCCAAAAAGTTATTAAAATGTTACTGGATGCTTCGGTCCTTCGCGGGGTGAATGATCCTGATAAGGAAGAATTGCCTGCAGAAGTTTTCCAGCCCCCCTTTGTGGTCTATACCTGGGATGCTGAAGCCCTGGATATGCCTAAAATCAATCGCCAGAAGCTTGCTGAAATGATTGATGCCTACCCAGAACTAACAGAGAAAGAAAAAGTAAGAATTAAACAGGAATCGCTGATCCCAGGGTTTCGCTTAAAAATATTTCCAAATGAGCAGGAGAACCCGCGTAAATCTTGATGATACTGATGTTGAAGGTCGATTTGCCAGCTGGCTGAAGACCGTTATTTTTCTAATCGCTCCCAAACATTTGCGTTTAATAGCTGGCCGGGCTACTGCTAAAACGGCTGATATTATTGCTGAACGCTCCCAGAATGTAATATATGATATGCCCAAAAGCTATCAGGTATTAGTTTCTGACACCTATGTCAATTGTATGAAAAACATTGTGCCTACCTTGCTGGAAGGGTGGAATAGGAAGGGCTGGAAGGAAGGAATACACTATGTTACAGACAAACGGCCTCCCTCCCATTTTAAGCTGCCCTACAAGCCTGTTGAAGTTTACAAACACACTATATCCATTTTTAACGGGTGCTTTATTAACCTGGGTTCCCTGGACCAGCCTGGAGGACTTGCCGGTGGTAGTTACCAGCACATGTACGGGGATGAAGCCCGTTTATTGAAAAGTGCTAAATTAAAAAAACTGACTCCTGCTATTAGGGGTGAATATACCATGTTTGGGCACTCGGTTTATTATCGTGGCACCACTTTTACGACTGATATGCCCAATATCATAGATGGTGACGAAGACTGGATTATGCAGGATGAAAAGAATATGGATCTGGACCAGGTGAAGCTGGCCCTGGAGGTGGGATTGGTCTTGAATGAAATTAAGCGTGAAATTCTTTCCAAAAAACAAGTTCGCGATTTTGACGGGATGGAGAAGTTGAAAGGAAATTTAATGCGCTGGACTGAGAAGTGGATCCGTGTGCGCAAGGATCTAACGTTTTTCTATGTCGTTTCCTCTTTAGTGAATGTGGATATTTTGACTGAAGGTTATTTTGCAGACAGTTTGAAAGCGTTGGGGATCGAAGAATTTAAGAGCGCGATTTTATCTTTGAAAATCAATTTAAAGAAAGGCGAAAAATTCTACGGTAATCTGGGCGAGCACCATTTTTATGATGATGGCGTAATTTCCTCCTATTACGACAAGTTTTCATTAACAGAAGAGATTGAGGAAAGCAGCTTGGCATTGCGATATATTGATCACAATGCGAAGCTGGAAGCAGGTGTGGATTTTGGCGATATGTGTAGTGTCGTGACAGCGCAGCCCAGGGGCAACTACTTATATTGCCTTAAAGAATTTCACACTTTGGCCCCTGAGAATGAAATCCAGCTTGGAAAAAAGTTCACTGACTTTTACAAGCATCATAAAAATAAGGTGCTGGATATGTATTATGATCGCTCTGGGAACCAGAACAGCAAAACAAAGCGAGATTGGGCTAATGCGTTGAAAACGGCTATTGAGTTTCAAAACGGAGTTTCTACGGGATGGACTGTGAATTTAATGTCCTTGAATCAAGCTACTATTTATCATGAGGAAGAGTTTGCATTTGCTAAGGCCATGATGGGAGAAACGACAGCAGGGCTGATTAAATTAAAGATTGATAAGTTCCAGTGTAAATGCCTTAAAAGTTCCTTAGAACTCACTAAAATCAAAATAAAAACGGATATAAAAGGATCGAAATCTTTGCATAAAGATAAGTCCTCTGAAAGTTTACCTATTCTTTTGCGGCCAATGTATTCTACGAATTACAGTGATGCTTTTAAATATTTAGTTTATCGAAGATCTTTTGTGGACCAGGTTAATACGCACAGCCAGTTTTCAGGAATGGATCCTGGTGTATTTTAGCAGGAAGTAAACCTATAAGTTGATTTTATTGATCAAGCGGATTAGATATAGGAATATGGAATATTCAGCAAAAGAAAAAATTTTTAAACACTACGATTGCCCGGAGGGCAAAAATTTTTGAGATATGAGAAAAGCCACTTTTAAAGGTGGCTTTTTGTTTTGTGGTTCTGGTGGTGCCTGGGGTGGATCCCGCTGCACTAATTTTTAAAATCTTCATAGCTGCAGCACATGCGATCTTCTAAAAAATTTTCAAAATCTTCCTTACTAATTAACTTACTTAACGAATTTAATTTTTTTTCAAAATCGTTATTTTTTGCTTCCAGTTTTTCCTCCTGGTTTCTTTCTTTTTTCCAGTTGGCCCCGGTGCATGTTAATTTTTCTAACTTGTTATAAATTTTGGTTTGAGCGTCTAAAACTCTGATATATTTTCGCGTGTTAATATTCATGATCTTTTTTTTAAAGTATTGGTTTAATTGTCTGCAGAAATTTTGCCGCTGCTGCTGGTGCTTTATATTCCCTGAAATCCTGGTTTTTTACTCCATAAATTACGGCCCTTTGTGCGCATCCGTAAAAATTTAAAATTCCGGCCCTAGTCACTATATAATATTTTTTTGGGCCGATGGTGTGAATGTAAATTTTTGCCAGTGTTAGCCGGGACAATAAACCAACTTTTTGATCGATGGAATGAATTTTTGAAGGATCCAAATTTTTAACGTGTTCTGCGGTGTACATGATCTTTTTTTTAGTAAAATTTAATAT